TTCTACTTCGTCCTTCCCGCTATTTTCTCGGCGCTTACCCTTGTTTTGAGTGGCTTGCTCGACAATTAGGGGATGAATTCATCACGCCTGAAAAGACAGAAGTTATTAAAAAACAATCAGAAATTAGTTGGAATAAGGCAATTGAGATTACCAAAGTCCAGTTTGGTAAATATATCCGTCAATTTTCAAAGTTTTACGAACCTGACGAACTCGTTCAAGTTCTTTCATCAGACAAGGACGAAGTTCCTAAACGTCTGAAATTCTCACATGTCGCTGTTATCCAGTCGATACGTTCAAATCAGCCAATTGAATCAAAAACTGACGAAATGCCTTTATTCGTGGGCGTTCCGCTGCTGAATCAATCTTCATATAAGGAATTTATCCATGCAATTTAAAACTCAACTCGTTGTTCTTGGTGCCAAGTCTAGCAAGGGTGAATATAACGGCCGTCCGTTTGACTCTACTACTGTTTTTTATCAAGCGCAGTTACAAGAGGGTGAAAACTTCGCTGGTCAAGTGGGGGCGGATTATAAATGGGGTACGTCTGCCAATTTTGAAAAGATCAAAAATCAGAAGTTCCCGTTCATGGCGGATTGTACGCTTGAACAAGTATCAAACGGTAAAACCACTGTGACGATCTTAAAAGAGCTTACACCAGTCGCTCAACCTACTAAATGACTTGGCGTAGATCAGCATATGGCTATCAGACGCTGATATATAACCGAAATATCGGGGCTTTAAATAAAAATAGACTTGAATCCGTTAATCAGTATTTAGAGGAATACATGCAGTATTTGCAGACTTTAAATACTGATGAATACGACAAGATCACAGATATAAAAAAATTGATTTGGGTAATACAAAATGAACATCGATGTTTTAGATGAAGATGGTGCAAGTAATATTGCTCACCCAGAACTATTCGGAAAGCCAAAACCAAAACCGAATTAATAGGATTTTAAAATGACACTCGCTGTATGGTTTTTATTCTTTTATGGATTAGTACGCCTGTGTATCGACCTATTTACTTTAATCAAAAGGATTAAAAATGGAAGGTTTATACGTCTGTCAATTGATCGATGAAGCAACGAACCAATGCATGCATTGGGTGCCATTTTCACTTATTCCGTCTCTTACGGATGAAGCTAGAGATGCGCTTCTTTTAATTTGCATCTCATCGTTTATTTCAATAATGATCGTTAGGTTTATCAAAGGCTTAATGATGAAAGGAGAATAGTTATGAAACAAGTTCAACAACGTGAACTCAACATTATCAACCGTCGCAACCTTCTAATTGGTGCTGGTGCTTTAACTGCTGCTGTGGGTGCTTCTACAACACAAGCAGCCATTACTGGCGCTCAAGTTACATCAAAGTATGGTGAAAGTGGTGCTGAAGAAACAGGGGATGCTACAGGTCTCATTATTATCGGTCTAGCCATTGCTGCAATGATTATCGGATTTATTATTCGTATTGTTCGCAAAGGTTAATTAAAAGAGGGCTGTTATATGGACGATTCACTAATTAACTGGTTTATCTTTTTTATAACAGCTCTCACTCTTTATAAAATGTTTGTTGATTAAATATTTAAAGGATTTGATTATGAGATTTTTTAAATATTTAGTTTTAATATTTTTATCTTTTATATCTGCTCAAGTTTTTGCTGTTGGTTGGTTTTTGCCGGGATATACGACAACATTTTATCCAACTGCACAGGAAGCTTGCGAAAAAGCTTTAAAAAATGGTTCAGGTACTGCTGGAACGTTAAGTGTGTCTTTGGTTTCTGAAACAGAAGCTGAATGTCACTATATTCGTTATGGAACACCAACCACTAATAAAGCGTATTTAAAAAAACCTCCTACTAAATGTCCTTCTTCTGGAACTGAGGATGTTAAATCTGTTCCTTTTAGATTGAGAAGCTCGCAAGTTTGTATTAGTGGGTGTCTTTGGAACCCAACTTCAAGTGGTGGTATGGTTTGTGGTGATAATTCGGGGATGTGTGCAACAGATTTTAAATCTGCTGGTACTACATGTTCTCAAAATACTGATTTAACTCCTACGCAATCGGATATTGATGCAACCAAGCCATTAGACCCAGATAATCCTGATCCAAAACCTGACCCCAATCCTGATCCCAATGATCCAAATGGTGGCAGTGGCCAAGGTCGTTGTAATGGCACAAATAACTGTAATACCACGAATAATACAAATTCAAATAATACAACCAATAACATCACAAATGAGATTGATATCAATCGAATTATTGATGCAATTAATACGTCTACTAGTGATCTAAAAAGTGCAATCAGTTCACTTTCTTCATCATTATCATCTGGTTTTAAATCTATTACTGATGCGGTTGGGATTACAAACTCTAAGCTTGATCTTATTAAGTCTGAACAAACAAAAACTAATGAAAAATTAGATACTTCGAATAAGCATTTAAAGCAAATAGAAGACAATGGTAAAGCTGCAAGTGATGCTCTTGGTGAAATTGATAAAAAGCTTGGTAAATCAAACGAACATTTAGAAAAAATTGAGGAAGGTACAACCGCTGCAAGTGAAACGCTTGGCGATATTAAAAAATTCATCACAGATACAGAAGGGTCAGAAATTTCAGAAGTCGGTACACCGATTGAGGGAATTTCTGTCGGTAATCTCGATTACAGCATTTTTAAAGTAAATGCACAGTGTCCAGCATCACCAACACTTGTGATAAGTCTTTCTCGTACCACCAAGTCTTTTGGTATCGACTATTCACAGCTTTGCGACATTCTTCAATACATGGGCTATCTGATCTCATTGGTGGCGATGCTTCATGCGGGTCAAATATTAGTGAGGGATTCGTAATGTGGGCCATTTTAGCAAATCTACTAACTGCGCTTCTGGGTTCGGCCATTGGTCGCATGTTAACTGGGGCGGGTTTGACACTTGCAACTTATGTCGGTTTATCAAGTGTTGTGGGGCAATTACAAGCCGATTTATCTGCAAACCTCAATTCTATACCTGCTGAATATTTGGGGCTAATCGGCATTCTGAAATTTGATTTTTACTGTAGCGCGTTATTTTCTGCGTTTACGATTGCTGCTGCATCTAAAGCAATGAAAACGTTTATAAAAACAAAGTAGTGCTTGCGTTAAATGGAGGCGGAGGATTGATGACGACAACGACATGTACGCAAGCACTAGCTTGGGGTAAAAACCTATGCAATATCTAATATCTGCGCCCCCGAGAACGGGGAAATCGCTGTATGTAGTGAATTTGATTGATAAGCTATCAAAGCAATACCCGAACCGTTTGATTGTGACGAATATCATTGGGATGAATTATCCTGGTGTGATCTCAATGACATCAACAATCAATAAACCCGCAGACTGGAGAGATTGGCCCAACGGCACAATCTTCATTTATGACGAATGCCACGAACATCCTGCGTTCTCCAGTGATGATTTATTAAAAGAGCTTTGGATTGATGAACGTCCTTATGATGAACGCATTACTAAGATCAATGCTCGAACTGATATCAACTCATTAGAAAAGAAAAACCTAATTGATTCAGTCAATAAAGAAAGAAAAATGGCATTGGTCAGAAAAAAAGAGGGTATTTATGATATTGCTCGTTCCCTGACGCTTCACGCCCATTTTGGTTTTGATATTTACTTGATCACTCAGGATGTTACACGTGTAAATGCTACAACTTTGGCTGCTACTGGACGTCATTATATTTTAAGACGTTTATTCGGTTGGGACATGATGTTCATTTATGAATATTATGAAGTTCAAAAGTACTTTGCTGGTGCAACTCGTAAAAATGCCATTTCAATCAAGCTATGGCTTTATAAAAAGAATTTATACAAATATTATATTTCTAGTGAAGAACATAATGTTCCTAAAACTGTTCCTTGGGGCTTGGTTTTTATGCTGCTTTTGCTTACTGGTATTGTCTATACGGCATATACAAAATGGCAAAACGGTAAATTTGGTAATAAAGAAAAAGCTGCGGCTGTTGAAGCATCTAACCATCACAATCCACAAAATCCGCAACAACCGCAGTCGGTCTGGCAAAAAGATGAATTTGGTATCGACGTTAAATATACAGCAGCTGGTGTGCCGATCTATCGCACTCAAGCGGATATGGAGCAGGCTGCTAAATTAAAACTTGAAGCTAAAACTCAAGGCACTGAACCAACTCAAGGACAATCTTTTACGGGGCAAGCCTATCAAGGTCAACAATCTGTTGAATATGACATTCGAAACCCTTATGCCACAAATTACGCTGTTTCATACCAAGTAGTAGAAAAGCCACGTTTAGCGGGCTGTATGATCGTTAAAAATAGTTGTTCATGCTATACGCAACAAGCAACTAAGATTGATATGTCACAAAGCGATTGTAAGCGCTATATGAGCGGTGATCGTCCTTTTGACTACTTTACTCTCCAACAAGACCAACAGCGCTTACAAGCGCAATCACAGCAAACCGTTATGCCTAGATCGGGTTTTCAGGATGCTAAGGACTTTGACAGTAAATATCGACAATTTGTTCAAGAACAAAATCAAGCAAATAACGTTGTATACGAAACAAGATCGCTTACTTCAAGACCAATTAATGGAGCAAATGCATTATGAAAATGACTGAAACCAAAAAATTCGTACTTAAGTTTATCGCTGCAATTTTATTAATTCTGCTGGCTCTGCCTGTTATATTTAAATTACTCGGATTGCTATGGGATGCTATTGTTTATGCATTCCAGCTCTATGTTAAATATATCAATATGTACTTTAATGACACAGACTTATCAACTGCGATTGCCTGCGGAATTTTAGGAGTTTTATTTGTTGTCTGTGTTACTACGATCTTAGTTATTAGTGAGCCATATTGAGGTGTTTTTCATGGAAAATGAAATTTTAGTTTGCACTGATTGTGAAGCTGAATATTCTATGCAGCAAGCAGATCAAGATGATTGGGAATATTGTCCTAAATGTGGTGAAACTTTTTTATAAGATTGGCATTTTATTACAAGTGCTCGCTCTACTGAAGATCTTTCTCCGGCTTTTCCCTGGCATAAGCAAATTTCACATTTTCAAACACTTAGTATTTTTCACATTAAAATATGGATTGGCAAAATATGACAGATTCAAATGAGTATTGGTGGATGGAACATAAAGCCGAGTACCTTGTTTGTATGTATAGATGTACTGGTGACATTGTTTTGACTAAAGATGATGTTAAGGATTTAAGAGAATTAAAAAAACATCATCAAATCTTTATGTTTGCGTTTAATGATGCGTTAAATAAGTTTTTTTACTATGAGGCAGATAAGCGAAAAGCACGTGCATTGATAACGAAAAAATTGGCAGTAATCTACTTTGAGAAGCAGTCTCTTTTTTCATTAATTAAGCGGTTTTTTAAATCTTTTTTTCGTGGTTAACACAGCTATGCTGTGTTATATATGCGCTAACAAAGCGCATATATCGACATAAACAGAATCACTAACCAAAACTCTAGAGAATACCGCATGTCTATGCGGCTTAAGCTGGCTGTCTAGCCAGCGTACAAATGAAATTAAAGTATCTCGCTTTCTGGCTACAATCTAAAAACTTGATCTTGCATAGGCTAAACAGAGCTTTCGGAGTACTCCGAAAGCGAACTGACACATTGAATAATATGCGGTTAAAGGTAGGTGAGTAACTGGTTACTGCAGAATGTTGTTTAGATGAAGGTGTCCTGATTTTGCATAATATTTGTTATGTTACATAAAAGACGTTTGACTAAGTTTGATTAACTAGAGTCTCTAGCTTAATTAAATTTAGTCAAATGCGGCACGATCTATCAGTGTTGGGTTGTAAGCCCCAAGTAGAAATGTCCGGTTTCTCCAAAGTAAAAATGTCCGCTTTTAGAATATGCACTTTTGCAATTTTCTTAGCGGACGGTTTGATATGTTGGTGTCTATGTCGGATAAAGAACTTAAACGATTGTCGGTCTTGCAAGAAATCTGTGATCAACGCATAACCCAGTCCCAAGCTGCTCAGCTACTTCATATTTCAGAACGTCAGATCAGACGCTTACTGCAGAAATACAAAGCTCAAGGTCCCGCTGCATTAGCCCATGCCGGTCGTGGCCAAATCAGCAATTCCAAACTTCCTGAAGAACTCAGACTCAAGTGCCTCAATATTGTTTCTGACCAACTCCATGGTTTCGGACCCACTTTAGCGCATGAAAAGCTCACCACCGTACATGGATTCGATCTTTCAGTAGAAACCCTGCGTTCCTGGATGATTGTAGCTGACTTATGGATTCCTCGATCCAAGCGCCTGAAACGCCCGTATCAGCCTCGTTACAACCGGGATTGCTTTGGTGAACTGATCCAAATTGATGGCTCATATCATGACTGGTTTGAAGGACGCGCTGCTAAATGCTGTCTGCTGGTGTTTATCGATGATGCTACAGGAAAATTGCAGCATTTACGCTTCTGTGAATCAGAATCAGCCTTTGATTATATGATTTCAACACGCTTGTATGTTGAGCAGCATGGTAAGCCGTTGGCATTTTACAGCGACAAACATTCAGTCTTCAGGGTGAATCAAAGCAGCAAGAAAGACACCAAGATTACCCAGTTTGGACGCGTACTCAGTACCCTGAATATCGATATCATCTTCGCCAATTCACCACAGGCCAAAGGCCGTGTGGAACGTGCCAACAGAACCCTTCAGGACCGTCTGATCAAGGAGATGCGTCTGGAAGGTATCAGCTCGATTGAGCAAGCTAATGCCTGGCTACCCTGCTTCATTGAGCAGTTCAATCAGAAGTTCGCCAAGATGGCTTTTAATCCTAAGGATCTACATCGGCCTATCACTGAAACAGCCGAAGAATTAGATGATATTTTTACTTGGCGTGAACCCCGCAGAGTCACGAATAGCCTGACGATTACTTATGATAAATGCGTATATCTCCTGGAAAACACCGAAGAAAATCAAAGGTTGATCGGTAAGTATCTTGAGTTCCTGGAATACCCGGATGGTACTGTAGCCCTCATGCATGATGGCCGAAAGATCAATTACAGCCTCTTCGATAAATTAAGTCAGCTGAATCAGCGAGAGATTGTTGAGAATAAACGGTTGGGTGCTGTTCTGAATCATATCCAACAACAGCATGAAGAACTGGAACAACAAAACAAACGCAATCGTTCTCAAAAGATGCCAAGCAGACGTGCACAGAAAATAGCAATCAAAGAACGAAATCTAAATCCTGTGCTTGACTTGGAATTGTCCATATAGGACATTTCTATTTGGTTATTAGGTAGGACATTTCTACTTTGGGCTTACA